GACGCCTGGAGCGCATTTTATGAAGGCGCGATCGAGCCGTTCGCGGTGCAGTTTTCGGACGTTGTGACAAAGATGCTTTTCACACTCCGGGAGCAGAGCAACGGGAACCGCGTGATCGCGACGTCGAACCGCCTGCAGTACTTGAGCAACTCGGAAAAACTGAACGTTTCAAGTCAGATGCTCGACCGCGGGATCATGAGCATCAACGACATCCGGGAGATTTGGAACCTGCCGCCGGTTGAGGGCGGAGACGTGCGGATCATCCGCGGGGAGTATTGGAACGCAGACGAAAAGATACAGGAGGGCGCTATCAATGGCGAGGGAAATCAGAGCGTTTAATTTCGACGTCCGCGCCGATCAGAACGACGAGCACGGACATTTTTTGACCGGTCAGCCAATCGTGTACAACGAGAGGACGGACTTAGGGTGGTATGACGAAATCATTGACGACGGCGCACTTTCCGAGACAGATCTCCGGGATGTGCGTTTTTTAGTTAATCACAACACCGACATGATCCCGCTCGCGCGGTCGCGGAACAACAACGCGAACAGCACGATGCAGCTGGAGGTCATGGAGGGCCGCGGCATGTCGATTCGTGTCGATCTGGACACGGAAAACAATGCCGACGCAAGGAGCCTATATTCGGCGGTGGAGCGTGGAGACATCACGGGGATGTCGTTCATGTTCTTAGTCGATGAGGATAGCTGGGAAGAGATCGACACCGATCATCCGACGCGCCATATCCGGAGCATCTCGCGAGTGCTCGAGGTAAGCGCGGTCACCTTCCCGGCCTATGAAGCGACATCGATACAGACGCGTGGCCTGTCTGAGGCACTGGAGAGTGCGCGGGCATCACTGGAGAGTGCGAAAGCCGCCGCGGAGGAAATCGAGCGCAGGAAGCAGAAAATCAAGATTCTCATGGAGGTCTAACACATGGAGATCAAAGACATGACCATTGAGGAGCTCGAGGCGAGGAGGGTGGAGATCATCAATGCCATCGACGCGCCTGACACCGATCTGGATGCTCTGGAAGCAGAAGCTAGAGCAATCGTGGAAGAGCTCGACGCACGTAAACAGGCCGAGGCACAGAAGGCCGAAATCCGCGCATCCGTCGCGGCTGGAGCCGGTGCTGTCGTCCATACAGTACCCAAGGAGGAAAACCACACTATGACACTCGATGAAGTCAGAGCATCGCAGGATTATATCAATGCTTACGCCAACTACATCAAGACCGGCAGAGATGATGAATGCCGCTCGGTCATCTCCCAGAACGCGCCGCAGGGCACGACCGGCTCCGGCCCGGTGCCCGTCCCGGTGATCGTGGATGAATACATTCAGACGGCATGGGAGAATGACCAGATCATGAGCCGCGTCCGCAGGACATTCGTCCGCGGGAACCTGCGCGTTGCTTTCGAAAAATCTGCTGATCCCGCTGTCGTACACGCTGAGGGCACAGACGCTCCGGACGAAGAGACCCTTGAGCTCGGCATGGTCGAGCTGATCCCGGAGAACATCAAAAAGTGGATCACCATCACGGACGAGGCTCTCGCGATGGGCGGAGAAGCGTTCCTGCGCTATATCTACGATGAGATCACCTATCAGATCGTCCGCAAGGCGGCGGCTGAGGGCATCGCGGACATCGTAGGGGCTCCCGCGGCCTCGACGGCTTCTGCTGTTGGCGTCCCTGCCATCTCGATCGCGCCGAGCGTAATTGCCATTCCGACCGCGGCGGCGAACCTGTCTGATCAGGCGCAGAACGTTGTGGTGGTAATGAACAGACTCACCGAGACGGAATTCCTCGCCGCGCAGGCAGCGGGCAGCTTCAGCATCGACCCGTTCGCGGGCCTGCCGAGAGTGTACACGTCCGCGCTCAAGGCGTACAGCGCCGCCTCTTCGGGCGATACTTACGCGATCGTGGGCGACCTGTCCGCTCTGCAGTTCAACTTCCCGGAGGGCGATGGCATCGTGTTAAAGTATGACGACCTGTCCCTCGCCGAGGCTGATCTGGTCAAGGTGGTTGGTAGGCAGTACGCAGGACATGGCGTCACCGCTCCGGGCCGTCTCGTGAAGATGAACAAGGCGTGATATGCAGGTCAAGTTAATCAAAGACGCGAGGATTAAGCACAAGGCCGGGGACATCGTCGAGGTGTCCCCGATCGACGCGAATTACCTCGTGGCGACCGGTCAGGCGGTGCCGGTGGCAGAAAAGAAGGAAACCGCGAAGAAGCAGACGAAAAAGTAAGCAATCCGGGACGGAGGGAAACATGAGCACGATTCTTTTACAGCCTGCAAAGCTGGCGCTGAGAGTTGCGACGGCGGCTTTCGACGAGGAAATCACCGCACTGATCGAGGCGGGCAAGCAGGATCTGACAATCGCGGGAATCTCTCCGGTGGATGAGACAGACCCGCTCGTGAAGCAGGCGGTCATCACCTATGTGCGGCTCCATTTCGGACAGCCTGATGATTTTGACCGCCTCAAGGCGTCTTTTGACGAACAGAAGGCACAGCTCCAGACGGCGACCGGGTACACGGTGTGGGAGGGCTGAGCGATGGATCGGAGTAACACCTGCGAATTGCTCGCCGTGACCAAAGCCAAAGATGAATACGGCGTGATCCGGGAGACAGTGACCGCCCGAACGGTCTACTGTGCCGTGCAGAGCGTGACGCGGGCGGAGTTTTTCGACGCGGGGCGGAGCGGGCTTAATCCTGAGTACCGGCTTACGATGTTCGCATGGGACTATCAGGGCGAGCCGATGCTCCGCTACAACGGCAAGACTTACTCGATATACAGGACTTACGTCTCGAAGACGGACGAGATCGAGCTGTATGTCGAGAGGAAGGGCGGCAGCAATGGCAAAGGCGAATCAGTTTGAAGTGGATATGAAGCATATCCTCGATGACTATAAGGATTCCGTCATCCATACCGCGCAGGCCGTCATCCCGCGTATCGCGCAGGAGGCGCAGAAGCGCGTCAAGCAGAAAGCCCCGCACCTCTCAGGGCGGTATCGGAAAAACTGGTCAAGACAGACCGCTCCCTCGCGCCTGGGCGTGACGTCCGTGGTCTTTAACAAGACTCCGACGTATCGGTTGACCCATCTGTTGGAATATGGACACGCCAAGCGCAACGGCGGCAGGGTGCCCGCTTACCCGCATATCACCGAGGCGCGAGAGTGGGCGCAGGATGAGGCTGTGCGGGCGCTGTCCAAGGCATTATGAGGCTGAGCCAATGACATATAAAGAGATCTCCCAGATGATTGCAGAGGTCGGCGTCCCCTATGCCTATTACCAGTTTCAAGAGGGCACGGGGCAGGAGCCGCCCTTCATTTGCTTTTACTATCCAAACAACAATGATTTTGTCGCTGACGGTGAGAATTATGTCAAGGTGGTACAGCTCGTGATTGAGCTCTACACCGACAACAAGGATTTTTCACTGGAAGCAACACTTGAGGCCGTGCTCATTGAGCATGACCTCGTTTTTACCCGTGAGGAGACCTATATCGACTCTGAGCGGATGTATCTTGAAACCTATTATACGGAGGTAATAATCAATGCCGACAGCGAATGAGAACAAGGTCAAGTACGGCCTTAAAAATGTCTATTATGCTATCGCAACCATCGCCGCGGACGGCTCGGCGACTTATGACACGCCGGTGAAATTCCCGGGCGCTGTGTCGCTGTCCCTCGACGCACAGGGAGAGAATACGCCGTTCTATGCGGACAATATTGTCTATTTTGTAGGATCGTCCAACACTGGTTATGAGGGTGATCTCGAGATGGCACGGATCACGGACAGCTTCCGCGAGGATGTCCTCGGCGAGACGGCCGATACTAAGGGCGTGCTCGTTGAGCGCGTAGACGCACCGGTCGTCCACTTCGCGCTTCTCTTCCAGTTTGAGGGCGACGCAAACGCGACCCGCCACGTTATGTACAACTGCACGGCGACCCGCCCGACCGTCGGATCCTCGACGAAGGAGGATTCCGTCGAGCCTGAGACGGAGACGGTCACGATCACTGCGACCTCGATCTACAGCGAGACCCTGCAGTCTGACATCGTCAAGGCTCGCTCCAACAAGGACACGGACACCACGACCTACGAGGGCTGGTTCAGCACCGTGTATCTGCCCACGTGATGAGGTGACATATGCTTAAGACTGTGACGATTGGAGATGTAGAAGTTGAGATTCTCTCGAACGCGGCGACGCCTTACCGTTATAACATGGTTTTCCATGACGATTTGATCATGAAGACCGCAAACGGGATGACAGAGGCGGAGGCGGTCGAAATCGCTCCAAAACTTGGCTATATCATGGCACAGCAGGCGGCTAAAGGCGATCTTTCAAAGCTCTCGGAGGATCGCTTTATGACGTGGTTGGAGCAGTTTGAATTTATGGACGTCATCGAGGCGTCTGGGGACATTATCGAGGCGTATATCGCGTCGAAGAAAACGTCTTCCGTCCCAAAATAAAAAGCCGCCCGACAGAGCGACCATTTACGACGGCCTTATATCTGCTCCGGTGCATCCAGCTCGGCCTAAAGCTCGAGGATCTGGACGTACTGGAGCAGGGCACTGTTATGGACATGATGTGCGAGGCGGCGAACGATGAGTACAAATATAAGCCTGTGGCGACGCAGGATGACTTTGATAGGTTCTGAGGTATTTTGGAATGGCATTAAACTATCAGCGCGTTAAGGGCATCACGATCGAGATCGGAGCCGACGGGACTAAATTTAATAAAGCTATTGCCTCGATGAATCAGAGCCTGCGCGGCACACAGGCGTCACTGAAGGACGTCAACAACCTGCTGAAGCTCGACCCGAAAAACACGGAGCTCCTCGCCCAGAAGCAGGGACTGCTGAAGAGCGCGATCGACGAGACGAAGCAGAAGCTCGACGCCGAGAAAGAAGCTCTCGCGAAAATGAAAGCGAGCTCCACGACCGGCGAGGTCACGAAGGAGCAGGAAGCCCTTGAGCGCGAGATCATCGACACCCAGCAGGAGCTTGAGAAGCTGGAAAAGGATTATGCGTCTTTTGGGTCGGTGGGTGCTCAGAAGTTGCAGGCTGCCGGCAAGGCGATGCAGGACTTCGGCGACAAGATCACTTCCGCAGGCAAGACGCTGACCACAAAAGTCACCGCACCGATCGTGGGCGTTGGCGCCGCGGCAGTCAAGACCACGGCTGACTTCGACGCGCAGATGAGCAAGGTCGCGGCGATCAGTGGCGCAGAGGGTGGGG